CATGTAGCTGACGATGCGGCGCTTACCACTATCACAGACAGCCTTAAGAAGACCAAGAGCAGTTTCATCCTTAAAGATGTAGTCAGTGTCGTCAAACACCAGAACCTGACCCTTCATGCGGTTCTGATAGAGCAGCTTGAATAGACCAGTGGCGCGCACATAGCCCTTCACGATGCGATAATTAACGTCTTCATTGCCCCATGCAGCAAGCTTGCTTTCGACCGTATGAGACTTGCCAAGACCAGCAGGACCAGACACGATGACCGCACGAGCATCGCCCGTAATGGCGGCATCAGTCATGTATTCCAGAACTTCAAACCGTTCTGCAATACGAGCATAAATCTCTTCGTCAGTCTCAATCTTATGATCTTCGATCACGGCAGGAGTATTGACCTTAAAGAGATTGGTACGGACATAGGCATCCGTATTAAACGTCATCATCTTACGGTTCTTCGTCATACGAAAACCAGCAGAAGGAACACCACGAGGCATATTATTTTCTCCAAAACATTCTTGAGTTGCGGTCATCACCGCCGATAGACGTAATATGCACTAAGACGCCTTTAAACGCAAGCTCCCTTTTGTTAAAAAGTTTTAATGTTGGACGGCTATTTTTCTCTTGTCTTATATGATGCGTTTTGATATAAAAAAAGGGGGCTTTCGCCCCCTTTGTCATGTCTTGCTCTGTGTTACGATAAACTTCTTGTCCTCTGGACACAGAAGAGTCTTTCTCCCGCGTATTGGCGTTTTGCAACTCATACAGCGATAACGCTGGTATGCCATTGTTGCTGTCGTCTCAATACCCTTTTTGACAACGTGATAGCTGCCACAATTTGGGCACATAGGCTTGTCATCATTTTCCATAATTTCGGTTGAATCATACAACTCCAATGCAACAAAGATTGCTTGATTTGGATGGTTCTTAATCCAGGGAAGCAACTTTTTATAGAGTGGTTCCATAATAGCAACGTCTTGGATATTGTATGCTCTCATTTCCTTCCAGGCCACTGGATCACCGGCCATACACTCACGCCATAAATCCATTCCCCTGTGCTTTACCTTGGCTCCTAAACCAAGTGCATTAGCAACATAATCTAGCTTGTTGCTGGCAAATTTGAATCTAGAACGAACCACTGTGTAAAGATCAATTTGATGATATCCATCCGGTGGCGGCATATTAAGAAGAACAAATTCCTTATTGATTGTCGGAATATCAAACTTCTTACCATTATAATGAATGACGGCATCAGCCTCATCAAGAAGATTCCATAGAGTTGTAATCATATCATCATGACCATCGTGATGGATAGATTTGAAAGTGATATCATCTTTGCCTAGCCATTTTGCTGCGTAGCAGATTGTATGTCCTGGCTGGGCGATTTGATTGATGCTTATCGTCTGTTTGAACAATCCCCATGCATACACTACATGTGGAGCAGTTTCAATGTCTAGTAACAAAATTTTCATTCATAATTCCTATTAATATACAAGCTGTTCTATGCCAGCTTCGTTCATCATTTCGATAGCCGCATGATATGTCTCAATCGGCATTTTCGTGGTTTGCTTGCTGATATCAGGATATACTATTTTCTTGACACCAGATTGAATCAGTCCCCTTGTGCAATCAGCACAAGGAATTCCATTAACATACGCGATGCAATCTTCTAACCGTATTCCATTCCTGGCGGCATTATAAATTGCATTTCTTTCTGCGTGCTCAGTCCATAGATATTTAGCTGGCCTGTCGTGTCTTTCATTGACTTCATCATTAATCCCGCGACAAAAACCATTATATCCAGTCGTTCTTATTTCATGATTTGGACCGACGATAACACATCCTATTTTAGTGGATCGATCTTTACTCTTTAATGAGACATAATCAGTCATTCCAATGAAATATTCATCCCAATTCATATAAAATTCCTCAAATAATAAATAGTAAAAAATCGGAGAACCAAAATGGACACAATCAAACTTTATGAAGAATTCATCAAATCGCAGAATAAAAAAATTGAACCGTTGAATGAATCTTCAATATTAGCTGATTTGCTTACTTCATTAACAACCCATCCTGAAATGGGGCCTGCTGAAATTGTTAGTCACCTAACACGATCAGTCAAGCATTTGGCTGTCAAAAAATTGGGAATTAATCATCCAGCGATTAAAAAACTGGATGATGCACACAAAACACTCAATACACATATGGCTAAAAAAATAGGCAGAATTGCTCCAACTATTATATCAAAAATATAATAATAAAAAAATAATTATTTCCATGGTGGATTTATTGATGGCGCCCAGTGTGTTGGTTCTTCGTCAGAACCACGCATAGATGTTGTAGTACATCCAGAATAATACCAACGATTTATCCCAGGATATTTAAACCCAAATCTAATCCATTTATCACCAGAATGGGATAACAAAACATTATCCCATGCTGGTACATATGTCTCTATAGGGCGCCAATCACAGTGGGTTAATAATTCCTTGTTCTTCAAGTTCTTCTCTCGCAATAATATATGATTTCACCAATTCAGAACGAACGATATCATTTCGATTAAATTCAATCACATCAAAATCATCCATACGATTTATAACTTTGAAAAAATCTTTAAAACCAGATTCTTCTTTTCTACTATTGATATCATTCTGCTTGATATCCCCTGCAAAAATCACTCTACAGTTTTTTCCAATTCTTGTAAAAACAGAATGCAACTCTCCTGCGGTCATGTTCTGAAATTCATCAACAATTATAATACAATCATTAATTGTGATGCCGCGAACAAAAGAAGTCGTCATAAATTCAACTACATTTTTATTTTTTAAATATTCGTAAGAATCACCTCTTCCAAATAACTCAGCAAAAATTGAGTAATAGGGGGATTCATATACTTTGGATTTCTCTTTATTTGACCCTGGTAAAAATCCCATGTCTCTAGTCGGAACGACACTTCTGACGATAACCATTTTATTATACGTCTTGCGTTCCATAATATCTTGCATACCCAAATAAATTGATAGAAACGATTTACCCGTTCCGGCAGTTCCTATCAGCAGAAGATTTTGATGATCTTCATATCCTTCAAAAGTGCTTTTTTGGTTGTCGGTCAGTGGAACAACTTTTCGAAGAGTGAAATTCAATTTTTCCTTGATTTCCATTTCTTCATTTCGATTACTTGTTCTCTTTTCTTTACGAGAAACTTTTTTTTGTCTTGAATTTGGGTATGCGGTCATGAAGCTCCTAAAATGTGTTTATGGTGCTGCGGCTGATCCCTTTTTGAGCATTTTTCTTAATTTCTCTTAGTCTATCTCGGAATGCATCATCAGGTTTGCGTAAGCCCAACCGAATGGAATCTCCTATAGAGGGGGCGCCATTCAGTAATTGAATGAATTGTGGATTAGCTTTAAGAAAATCCTCCTTCTCTGAAATGCCCATGAAAAGTTCATGCTCTTCGTTTGTATTTATATTTTTTAGTAAGTAAGTGGGCAATTCACATCCCTTCCCCGGTTGGGTTCAATAGTTGATCTTCAAGATAATATATCACATCACTCACGGCATATGCGTTCATATGATGACCTTCCCATTCTAGCTTTCTGAGCACCATAGAAAGCCTTGCGATTAGTACAGCCATTTCAGTCTGAGTCATTATCTATTTCCAATCACTATCAACAGATTCATATGTTGCCATAAAAATGTCTGGCTTACAAGCATAAAATTCTCCTTGCACACCTTTAATGATCCAATCGCCTTCTGTAGCAATATGCTTAACGGTAAAAAGTTTTCCGTCTTCCAAAGTTCCAATTTCTATTTCAGCCTTTGCATCTGGGTGGCGCGCTTTCATTGATTTGCCAAGAGCAGGACCACAAAATCTACGTAGAGTTTTCATACCACTATCAGTATATACAAATTCTACTGCTTCAATTACTACCGGCATCTTACGAAAATATGGCATTCTCTTATTCCTCGTCCTCTTCAATGTTCATCAATTGATCGATGTTCTTGGAACGAATGATATTCTTCATTCGCTTTTCCTTGCGACGTTCCCTAGCATTTTTTGAGTTATCGCTTTCGTATTGATTGTCTTCTTCATCATACCAATTATTACGACCATAAGATTTTGGGCGCGACTTACTCATAGACAATCTCCAACGCAGAAAAACTAATCAAACCTTCATCGATGATATCATTCAAAGTGCCACCATCTTCTTCAAGAATATCATCTATATTTGGATTATTGTCAAGCCATTTCATCGCGGCTTCTTTCGTAGAAAATACCAAATATTCTGAGCCAATATCCCACTCAGAATTGATTCGATAAACGTATTGTTTCATTGTGGTAAAATCCCTGGAAACGCTTTACGCACCAGTCCCTCTGTGATGTTTTTGTGTGAAGATTTCTTGTCTTTCATTGCAAGAACAATGAGTGCATCATCCTTGTCAATGGTTTCTAAAAATTCAATAAAAAGTGATTCTCGTTTGGTTTGTTTTAGGTTCGGATTTCCACCATCGATGAAAAGGTACAATTTCCTACATTCTTTGTAAAATTGATTTTGTTGATCAACCAGAATATTTGGCTTGTATGGAGGATTGCCGTCTGGTAGCAACCATATAATTGTAGGATCAAATATACCACGCAAAACTGTTTCCAAAGCAACGCTATGATTTTGCTGAAGCCAAGTGATAATTTCGTTGTCGTTAGTCATTTTAGATGCTTTTTCTAAAATTTCAGCAACTCCAAGTTTCATAAGAAATCTCCGATATTAGAAATTAAATTTGTTAGTCTATGTTCAATGAAATAATTCAAAATATTTCCATTGGTTTTTTTACCTTTTTGATCATGATAACTTTCAAGGATTCTTTCCTTGATTTCATCTGGTATTTTACCAAGATCAATAAGCTGTTCATTGCGTCTGTAATTTCGTAATTTGATTTCATCACAAAAAGTTTCTGGTGGAGAATATAGCCATTCAGTCACTTTCTTGGCATAGACAGATTTTTGTATGTCACCAACCACAAGACAATTATCATTTGAAAGGAAATTTGGAATACCATCACCAACATCACC